CACCACCATCGGCTTCGTCCACTGCGGCTCTTTCGCCGGGCACTCGACCACGCCCACCACGCCGAGCACGTACACCCGGCAGCCATACCGCTGCGCCATCTCGGCGGCGGCCTGCTGCGCCTGCGCTGGCGTGTCGGCGGACGTGTCCATGCGCAGCAGATCGGAAAGGCGCAGGTGGTCGCAGATGAGGTAGGGGGCGGTCACGGCACCCCCCAATGGTCAGAAGCCAGCTCGTCGGCACCGTCCGTCGGCCGCAGCGCCTCCGCCAGAGCGTCGAAGTCGGCCGCGGCCTGCACCATTCTCCCGATCCAGTACGACAGGGCGCACAGGAAGATCAGCGCGCTCAAAACGGCCGCGATGACGAGTGCGGTCATGCCGCTCACGTCGCCGCCCCCCGCGCCACCAGCGCCTTGAGTTCGCCGATGCGCGTCAGGCCCTCTTGCCGCCGCTCGTGAGTCAGTTCCGGCGTGCTGGTATGCCCCAGCGCCGGCAAGACTTCGCGGCCGATGCGCCCCTTGTCGGCGGCCTCGGTGAGCGCCCGCTCCCGGTCGCGCGGATCGCGCCCGAAGCTCGGCCGCCAACGGGGCGCCACGCCGTCAAGCCGCGCCTTGGCGACGGCGGCCCGGTAGTGCTCAAGGAACGCCATGCGGGCCGCTATCGGCTCGTCCTGCGCCAGCATTGGCGCGGCGATGCCGTAGGCGGCGGCCATTTCGTCGGTCCACACCACGGAGCCGGATTCGTCGCGCGGGATCATGGCCCACGCCTCTTCCGGCCCCGGCCGGCCGTCGTCGATGCGCGAGATCACCGCCTCGGCGGTCAGCCTGCCGCGGTGCTCCATGCGGCAGCGGCGCAGTGCCGCGCGGATGGCCGGCTCGGGGTAGGTGTCGAGGTCGAGCGCCAGCAGCGCCAGCGCCGGCACGCTGAGCGGCGCCCCGCACAGCTCGGCGGTGGCCGCCAGGGTGTCTTGCAGGTTCATAGCCGTCCCTCCGCGCGGGCTTGCCGCAGTTCGTCCATGTGCTCCGTGACCCAGCGCGCGGCGTCTTGCGCCGACTGGTGCTGATCGGCCTGCCGGGCTTCGGTGTCGGTGACGCGCCGGCTGGTGGCCCACTCGGTACGCAGGCCCTCGCAGTCCCGCAGCAGCAGGTCGACGCAGTGCTTGCTGCGCACGTACAGGGCGGTGTTGCTGGCCACGTACCAGCGGGCGACGTGCGGCGCTTCGTCGGACGGCAGGCGCTTGACGAACTGCGCGAACTGCCCGTTTACCTTGGCGTTGCGCACCGGCTCGGTGCTGTAGCGGGCGAGGTAGGCGTCCGTGTAGGCGGCCCATGCCGTGCTGGCGTGGGTTGGGTCACGCTTGGCGACAGGTCGCTCGGGTTTCGGCAGGGCGGCCGGTGGGCGAATTTTTGAGCCCGCCGGAAATCTTGAAACGTCTGTGGGGACTGGAACGTTTGGAGTTGTCAGTGAGGGTTGTTCGAGTGATTCCCTGTTCCCTGTTCCCTGTTCCCTGTTCCCTGTTCCCTGTTCCTTTTCCGGTAGTGAGGGTTCAGTGAGTTGTGTGTGAGTGCTCGATGGGTCGTCCCAAGAAATTCGTATGCTATTGATTTTGCTTGGTGTTGGCCGGTTGATCCGTTGGTGATCGGCGAATTTATGTATGTGCCCGTACCGCTTCCCGTCTTGGCCGGTGCCGAGCCTGATGTAATCAATTTTTGAGAGCATCAGGAGGCTGTCGTGAACACTCACTGAGGGCTCACGGAGGGGGCAGCACTCGGCGTGCACAAGACGAGGATTCGCGTTGAAGTACCCTTCGTCGTCCGCGTAGTTGAGGAGCGCGGCCGCGAGCATGTGCGTCGCTTCCGGCAGCTCGCTGAGCCCTTCGTGCTTCCAGAATTCAGGCTTAAGCGTCCTGATGCGGGCCATCAATCAACCCTCCATCCGGGCCGACCAGAGCCCAACATCACGCCGCCCCCCGTATCCGCTCGATCTGCGCTGTAAGCCGCCGCATCATATTCCCTCCGCCGCCTGTGCCAGCAGGCTTTCGAGGCGCGGCAGCATCTCGCTGAGCTGCGCGACGGCGCGAACATAAAAAAACGGCGCCGGTTACCCAGCGCCGCAGGCCCCGCCGGGAGGAGTTGGCGGGGAAGGGGGTCATGCCGCAGTCTGCCGTTCCGCGGCGCGTGTGGCCGCGATGTACACGTCGGGCGCACGCCGCATCAGCTCAAGCTCGCGCGCCGGCGGGAGGCCGCCGTAGCGCCACTGGCTGACGGCGCCTGGTGTCACGCCAAAGAACTCCGCAGTGGCCTTGTTGCCGTTGAGGAGGTCGATCACGGTGCTTGCTAGTGTGTTCATGGCGCCAATATAGGGCGGCTATTTTTCCGCTGTCAAGTCGCCACGCGAAAAAAAATTTAACTTAGCTATTGACAACGGCGTGTAGCGTGACTTAACTTGTCCGTCAGCCGCACCCCGCGGCCAACCGGAGGCATCCATGAACGCACTGTCCCGACTCGCCTACCGCATCCGAGCCGCGCGCATCGACTGGCTGCGCGCCGACATCGCCGACGCCGAATTCCTGATCCGAAAGCTGGAGCGCAAGCAGCGCGCCGACATCAACCGGCGCCTGGCGCGGTCCGGCGTGATGGCCACGCGCACCCGGCCGCAGGTGCCGGCGTTTCTGCGGAAGGTGGCGTGATGGGCGCCACCGACCACGAGATCAGATACCTCCTTTCGCCGCTGCCGGGCGGCGGCTGGCTGGCGGAGTGCGTGCAGGATATGCCGGGCGGCGAACCTTTCACGCGGCGGGTCGAGTACCGCGCAGACTGGTCAACCGACTCAACCGGAGAGGTTGCCTACGCCCAAGCTCTCGACTCCATCGACAACTGGCGCCGCCAGTCCCCGGCGTGCGACCGGCGCACCGACCACGCCACGCGCCAGACCGTAACGAAGTTGCGGTTGTGCGAGGCCAAGGCGGCGGACTACCTGCCGCCCGACCTGATGCTCGAAATGACCTTCGCCATAGACGGCGTGGTCGACCTGCTGGTGAAACGGCTGCGGATCGGGGAGTCGGCGCCATGAGTCCCTACACGCTGGCCCTACTCACTCACACCGCGGTCGCCATTCTCTGCTTCGCGCTCGGGCGCTGGGGGCGGCTATGAATGAGCTTCTGGCCGTTCTCTGCGGGCTCTTTTGGCTTGCCGTGTGGTGCGCCTTGGCGCTTTCAAAGCGGCTCGATGGGGGTGATGAATGAAGGCTCCGAAAGACCACTGCAATCAATGCGACGCCGCCGCCATCCTGCGCGCCATCAACGACCGCATCGGGCATTTCGCCGATGCGCCCAAGGTGGAAGGCTTTGTCGCCATCAACACGCTGATCGACGTGGCGCAGATGGCGCGGCAAGCCGCAAACGAGAGGCGCACATGAACGCGGCATTCCGCGCGGCCAACCGCGCCTACGACGACCTGCGCCTGAACGCATACCTGCGCGATTGGGACGTGTCCGAAGCGCGCGATCGCGCCATTGACGAGCGAGCCGACGATCTGCTGGAACACGACTACACGCCGTTCGGCGATACCGTGTTCGAGCAGTTATGCGACGAGTTTTCGCTCCGCGACGTGCTCGGCGACACGCTGCAACACCTGATCGCCGGGGATCATGCGGCTGCCGGGGCGGTTATCGCCGAGAGACTGCAAGCCTACGCCCGCAAGCTGGCGCGCGACGATGCCGAACTGCGTGTCGATGCGGAGCGGGAGGCGCGGCGCGAGGGCGCTGCCGCCGACGACTACGACGACCGGGAATGGGATCGGCACTACGACGCGCCGAGGTTTCGGTGATGTTTCGAGGGAGCGGCGTGGAAGGACACGCGCCGGCTTTCCGCGGCGTAAGGGCGTTTCCCGTAGCGTGCGGCGCCGGCAGGGTGGCATCTGCCGGCGATGGCCGGAGCCGTAGCGGGTGTCGAGTCCCGCCTCCCTCACCTTTTGGAGCAATCATGAGTTACGAAGTAACCCTATACCGCGCGGTCACCAAGGCGCGCGAACTTATCGCCGCCGGGGCAAAGCCGGCGAACGCGGCCGAGATCGCCTGCGAGATGTTCGGCATCGGTCAGGCGCCGCGCGTTAAGCGGCTGGCTGTGTCGGCCATCAAGGCGTGCGAAGCGGCGCGGCAGTGGCTTTTGGAGAATCCTCAATGAGCGAACAAGATTTTGCAAATTCCGCGACAACGACAACCGGATTATCCAAGATGCGGGAGCCGTTCCCGCCAAACCAAATATCAAAGCTTCCGAAGGGGAACAAGGCGCAAAATGAATGCCCGGCAGATCAGAAGCGCGACTGCAAGGTATGCGGAGGATGGCACCATCCCGGCATCCGCCATTTGGATTACGTCGGACACGCGGCAGTCACAGACAGGCTGCTCGATGTTGACCCTCTGTGGACATGGGAGCCGATGGCTTACACCGAGCAAGGACTGCCGTTGTTTGATGCGTCGGGCGGACTGTGGATCAAGCTGACAATTTGCGGGCACTCCAGGCTGGGGTACGGTCACGCCGATAAAAAGCAGTATATGGACGCCGGGGCACTGGAAAAGGAGATCATCGGCGACGCCTTGCGTAATGCGGCCATGCGATTCGGCGCGGCGCTTGATCTATGGCACAAAGGCGATCTTCACACCGATCAGGATGATGGCGCAGATGGTCGCGATGGCGAGGCCGCCGAGGCAATTCGGGACATCCTTTCAACGCTCGAAACAGCGGCCGCCGGTGGTGCGGCCAAGCTCATGGCTGCGTTCAAGGCGATACCGAACAGCCAGGCCAAAATTTCCGCGTGGAAAGAGAACGGCGCACGCCTTAAGAACATGGCCGCAGCGCAGGACGAAGCGTAATGAAGCAACGAACAGAGGAGTGGTATCAGGCCCGACTCGGATGCTTGGGCGCTTCGAGTATCGCCGATATGCTGGCGACGACCAAGAGTGGCGAGGCGGCCTCGCGCGCCAACCTGCGCGCGCGCCTGGTGGTGGAGAGGCTGACAGGCCGGACGCAAGAGTCGTATATCAACGCGGCAATACAGCACGGCATCGACACCGAAGCCGAAGCGCGCGCCATGTACGAGGCCACCGTAGGCGTGATGGTGGCTGAAACCGGATGGCATAAGCACCCGCGCATCGACTGGTGCGGGGCGTCGCCCGATGGGGTTATCGACGATTGCGGCCTGCTTGAAATCAAATGTCCCAACACGGCGACGCATATCGACACGCTGCTGTCCAGGCGCGTGCCGGCAAAATACCTGCCGCAGATGCAATGGCAGATGGCCGTCACCGGCCGCCAGTGGGTAGATTTCGTCAGCTACGACCCGCGAATGCCGCCGGACCTGCAACTGTGGACGGCTAAAATCTTCCGGGACAATGGCTTTATCGAGCAACTAGAGGCCGAGGCAATGAAGTTCTTGCTCGAAGTTGATGACTTGGTATCTAAGCTGATCAGCATTTGCGCCGTGCCGATAGATCAGCTGGACGAGCCGCCGCGCAAGGGTAGGATGTCCGGCAAAATGTCCGCCGCCGCCTCGCTTAAATGATGCGCCGTTTCAATCGGTTGCGGATGAATGGCGGGGTTCGATGCGGGACGAAATGTCCGGCGTTATGTCCGCCTTTCGATCGCAAGGCGCAGGCTCTTGACAAATGTCCGGAAATCGCCCAACATTTTCCCATGCTGGGCGTTTTGCGTCCTACAGCGGCTTCCCGCACGTCTTGCAGCAGCCGGACTCGATGGCGGCAGACAGCCGCTTGATCGCCCGGTAAACGGCACTGGCCTGTATGCCGACCGCGCGAGCAGCGGCATTGGGTGTTGCGCCCTCCACCAGCGCGCAGCGTGCTGCCCGAGTGGCGCGGCTCTTGGGGTCGGCGCCGGTCAGCTTCAGGCACGCCACATGCTATACGCGCGAGCTATATATGCCTGGCGCGCGACGCCTCTACGGTAGCGCATGGCGCCGCGCCCGCGCCGCGTACCTCGCT